GCAGTCTCCGGTACCGTAAACAAGACTGCAATGCGGCTGGGTAATTTCGACTATTGTAAACGGCTCTTTATAGCTCATTATATCCTCTTACATCAAAGGATACACCCATATAATCCCTTATGCCACTATTAGCTGGTTTTATATCTCCGGCGGTCCAGCCGAAAATAACTTCATTGATAAAATTGTCTGGTTTCCATGCTATAAAGAAAGGTTTTGTGATAGCGTGTTCAACGAATGGGTCGAAATATTCCCGGTACCATTCGGCCTTTAAATTGTTAAAACTGTAACTGCTGGCATAACCTTTTCTGATTATCGTTGTTCCGAGGTATTCCCCGGCCTCTGATATATGCGGGGTCTTTTCCGTCTCCCTGGCAAGAGTGATTGGTGTATGCCCGGAATATATTGAGCGCTGCATTACGAGGGTTTCTCCGAAATAAACAACTCCAATCTCCGGGGTCCCGCTTCCGGTTATTGTTATTTTGATATATTTCACGGGCGTCTTATCGAATAAAATCATTATGGCCTTATTTGAAGAGGTTACCAGTTCTTGTATTGTTGTATATGCAATCCCGTCAACGCTTCGCTCGATAAGGACGTTGAACCCTTTTAAAGTGTGAGCGCCTATTGCGACATAATTCACGTCTTCTGCCGTGTCCGCTTCTATAATTAAAGACGCCGGGCTTACCGAAGGAGCCCATCGTTCATAAGTAAAATCATTTAATACGGCGCTGGCGCTGTAGCCTGTTTTTACGCTGGAGGCGGACGCTGCACTGGCATTGTTTAAATATCCAATGCGGGGATATTTGAGAGCTGGTTCGCTTTCTCCCAAGTGTAAATATAAATCACTCGATATATATATCATCACGCAATCCTTATTTTAGAACCGTCACCGACGGCTTCGTTTATTTCGTTTATAAGAGCGACGACGTCCTGCTTCTGGTAAGTCTGGCCTTGGAGATTTATTGTTACCATTGAGCCGCTGCTGCCTCCGTTTCCCTGGGTAGCTGTAGCCGCAACAGGCGACGCTGGTGCTGCATATCCTCCGCCGCTTCCTGCTGATGTAAACTCCTGTTTCCTGATATTATTAACCTGCATCCACCCTGCGGCAGCATGAGCGGCGGCCATTACTCCGGCAAGAGGCATCGGGTAATTTGCAAGTGACTGGCTGATACCTTTATATGTATTAACTATCGCAGTAGCAATAGCTCCGACTTTCATTATTTTAAATTGTTTTTTATTACTGCTGTCGAGCGTCTGAGTGAGTCCTGCAAGTTCTCCGGCGACTGTTGTTCCCTGCTGATGCCATGATAATGCATTAAACCTTTCAATAGCTGACAGTCCTCTTTCTCTTATTTCTGCTGATTGGTCTACGTACTGCTTATCAAGAGCAAGCATTATTTCGTTGTGTTCCTGTGCGCTTATTTCCTCTGCTTCATAGGCTTCCTGTACGGTTATCCTTTTTTCTTCCAGATTATTTGCGAGAATTTCTTCCTCGGTAAGCAGAGATTCCCTTATTGTATTCAGCCGTTCTGTATAAAAATCAGTACCGGCATTTTCATCAAGGGCATCCCTCTGTTCCTGTAACATGGCAATTATTGGAGGGAATAATCCTTTTGTCTTGTCTGCTTCTGTCTGTGCATTTTTAAACCATGCGATTTCTGCATCAAGGGCTATTTTTTTCGCGTCTGTAGTTTGAGCATAGGCTTCTGTTACCCTTGCAAGCCATTCCTCCAGAGCTTTAGCATCTGCCTCTGCCTGTGCTTTTTTATCGGCGGCTAATTTTGCCTCCCTGCCGGAAAGGGCTTTTGTGTCTGCGTCTGCATTTAGTCTTTTCTGCTGAATTTCATTTTCGATGTCAAGTAATGCCTGTGCATCTTCAAGTTGTTTCTGGACTGCGGCTCTTGCTTCGGGGCCGTAAGTTCCGGCTTCTGCTCCAGATTTAATCATCTTTATTTTTAATTCTGTAAGCTTATTTACTCTTGCTTGAAGCACGGTAACCTTATCTGTTTCCTGTTCCTCTGTTGTTCCAAGCCTTTTAACTGCTCTATCAAGCTCATTTGTTTCTTTAATTGCCTTTGCTGTCCTTCCGGCATATTCAACCATTTTGTTAGTTATTCTTAACATCGCCGGAGCCATAGAAGCTATTAACTGAGTTGAAACTCCTGTGATTGCTGTTTTTAAACTGCTGAAATTATCATTAACTGCCTCTATCGGTCTGCTATCTACATCAGATAATGTAACTCCAAAGTTTTTTGCTTCATTACCGGCACGGTTCAAAAGGTTTTCCATGTCGTCCAGTATCGGAAGCATTGTCATTCCGTTCTTCCCGAATATGTCAGATGCAAGTGCAGCTCTTTCAGTCCTGTTTGAAACGAACTGCATCCCTTCACCAATTTTTTTAAGCTGTTCCTCTGGAGAAAGGTCAATTAAATCTTTGGCAGATATCCCTATTTTTTCAAATGCTTCTGCTGATTTACCTCCGTTTTCAACAGCGTCATAAATTGTGTCTGCAAGCCGTTTAAAGCCGACTCTTAATTCCTGTATTGAAGTTCCAGCAAACTCTGCTACCTTGCTCATGGTCTGAAACTCAATATTTGTCATTCCCATTTGTTTTGCAAGTTTTATCTGAGCGTCATTTGTACTTATTCCTTTAATAGCAAATGCTGCCAATGCTGTTCCGGCCACAACGGCAGCACTGCCGGCAACAATAAGTCCTTTTTTTAATACCTGTGCAGATATTGCCGATGAGTTCATTCCTGCTGAAGCTTTTTTACTATTTCTATCTGCCTCTGTTCCGAATGTTTTTAATTTTTGAGATGCGGTGTCCATTCCCTTTTCAAAGCCGGTAGTGTCCGCAGTAACTTTTGCTTTTACTTCCTTAGAACTTCCCATTGTCCAACACCTCTAATAATTCATCTAAATCTTCATCAGACAGGCCTGTCTGCGGTACTTTAAAATCATAAATCGCCCACCATTCCCATATTTCCATTTTCCAAAAAACATCAGGTGAAATATTCCATGCACCAACAGCGATTTTATAAAAATCCAGTAGGTAAGAATCTACTTCTTTCGCTTTTTTTCCTTCTGGACTTCCGGTTCTTTTTTTTTATCAGATTTCGGAGAAATAAGTTTTGCGATTATTTCCATAGCAATTACATTTGCTTTTTCCAAATTATCAATGCAAAACTCACCGACATCATCATAGGTCAATTTATATTCTGAGCCAACTGCTGAATATATTACCCATGCCGTATCGCTTATATTGGCTTTATAATACTGGACATCCCCCAAATATTTTGGAATTGATATTCTGTCCTCAATTTTCTTTAATACTCCAAAAGTAATATTTACCTCTGAGGAATGTCCGAGCATTTCTATAATAAGCGGTCTGATAACTCTATTCATTATGTCGATACCGGTGCATAAGTAATTTCGCCAGAACTATTGAGCGTTGCATCGAAAGTTGTTGCTCCCTTGTATTCTCCAGACTCTGCCAAACTGACAAAGAAAAAGTCGCCTGATAACATGCCACCGTCTGGAAACTCAATGCTGACTGTTTCAAGCATCGCAGAAGCTCCGTTCATGACCAAATCTCTCATTGTGTCGTCTTTTGTGATTCCGCTGAATGAAATATCTATCTGCTTCTGTCCAGGTTCTTCAAGTAACTCTCTCCACCCTGCATCATCATCACTGGTAATATCAACAGGTTCATTGTTAATACTTACCGACTTTGTTCTTATTCCGGCAGCAATAACCGTACTGCCCTGCTTAATAAGTAACGCTCTCCCTAATCCTGCCATATCATTCCTCCTCGGCTAAAATCCTAAATCTTGTTACTCCGTGTTTTGTCTGTCCGTCTGGATCAAGGAAAGTTTCTGAAAACTCCCAATCGCATCCGATACATTCATAACCGGAAATTATTAAAGTTGTCCGATGTAACACATCGTAAATAATTTTCATTATTTTTTTTATTTCTTTCCTGCCCGACTTCCTGCTCCAGATATGAACAGTAATTGTAGCCTCTATTCCTGTACTGTCGTCAGTATCATACTCTATTCCGGTATCATCACCGATTGTTACATAAGGATATTTTGTTTCCTGTGGTACATTGTCGTACACCCCTGTAACTTTTGCAAGCAAAACAGCCGAGTTTTTTAAAGTATCATAAACAGCTTTTTGTATGTTTAGTTCCATTACTGAATTACCTTCTTTAAGTTTTCTATGAAAACACTTTGTTCTTCCTCTGCTGTCGGAAAAACAAAAGGTCTGGCTTGCATTTTAGTGGTTCCGTATTCCAGATATAAAGCATATTTTGTCCTGACACCTGAATACCCGAAAAGCCCTTCGTGCTGGACAAAGACACTCCCGACAAGTTGCCCTCTGTCTGTAGCCGGTGGTTGTCCTCCGGCTGATGCTCTGTGGACTTTCCTGCCTCTTTTATAATATCTTCCCTGCGGTGTCCCTCTTTGCAGTTTCCTGATAATATTATTCCTGATGTTTTTTAATGACTGGTTAACAACAGCCGATACGTCTTTCCGAATCGAAGCTCTGTTCTGGATTATAAGTTTGTCAAGATTATCTAACCCTTCGAGCGATACTGTTATCAAACTGCTCCCCCTTCATTACATTTTAATATCAACCAGATGTTCCGTTCTTCAACATTTATTATCGCAGTTATATTAAACCTTCTTTCATTATACACTATAATGTCTTTTGGCAACAGTCCTGAAAAATACCGGATAGTAATATCATGAGAAACTTCTGCTTGTACCTGTTCTGCTAAAAATCTTTCTGTACCAGATGTTGGCTTAATAAATGCGTAACAGTTCACAAGCGTGGTAAAAGTCCTGTCCTGACCACCATAGTCATCATCTGCCATGACTTCACGCTCTATCGATATC